ATAGATAAATACAAAAAGGAATATTCCGAATATTGGAATAAAATTCTTGGAGGTGAAGGTAATATAACATTTAAAGATGATATTATTCCTAATGTTATATCTGATGATGAAGATTAATTAAAAAAATTGATACTATTACTACTTTTAAGTATTTTTAAGATATTTATATAATATGGGAAGACATAAGATTGATGAAGATAAAAAAAAAGTAAAGGTTTCGGTTGCGATTGACCCCGAATTGCCTCAATACTTTAAGGATAAATCTATAAATTTATCTTCCCTTGTTAATAAATTATTAAAAAATTATATTAAAAATGGAAACTAAAGTTTGTAGTATCTGTAAAAACGATAAAGGTGTTTGTGAGTTCGGTAAGTCTAAGAGTTCAAAAGATGGGTTGTTGTATTGTTGTAAAAAATGTAATAATGAGCGTGGTAAGAAATATATAAAAGAAAACCCTAAAAAAGTTTTAGAACAACAAAAAAAATGGAGGGACAAGAATCCTGAGTGGGTTTATAATCGTCATAAAAAATGGAGAGAAGAAAATCCAGAAAAAAATAAAGAATTAAAAAAAAATTGGTATAAAAATAACCCTCACAAACGGAAAGAATACCGAGAAAATTACAAACCAAGGAAACACGAACAAAGAAAAGAAAGACGAGAATCCGACCCTATTTTTGCATTAATTAATAATGTTAGAAGTCGTCTTTACAAATACCTAACCAAGTTGGATATCACTAAAAAAAACAAAACATTTGACATTGTGGGGTGTAATCCCTTACAATTAAAAGAACATTTAGAAAAACAATTTGTTGATGGTATGACATGGAAAAATAAAAGGGATTGGCATATTGACCACATCATTCCTTTATCTTCCGCAAAAACAGAAGATGAATTATATAAACTATGTCATTATACTAATCTACAACCTCTTTGGGCTATTGATAATATTAAAAAAGGTAAGAAAATTTTGTCAAACAATTTAAATATAATTTCGTGATTAAAACATTATTAATTGACGGTAACAATTTATTAAAAATTGGTTTTCACGGAGTTAAAGATTTCTTTCACGAAGGTAAACACGTTGGGGGTATTTGGCATTTTCTAAATACCACCCGACGATTTATTGATGAAGAAAATTTTGACAAAGTCGTTGTATTCTGGGATGGGGAGGGAAGTTCCTCCACCCGTAAAATACTTTATCCCCAATATAAAGAAAATCGTAAAACCGCACCACAAGACTTCAAAGAAGAATCTTTCTCAGAACAGAAAAGGCGAGTTAAACAATACTTGGAAGAGATGTTTGTTAGACAAGTTGATATTGATAATAACGAAGCTGATGATTTAATTGCTTATTATTGTCAAATTGCAATTAATGAAAATATAACCATATTTTCGGCAGACCGAGATTTAACTCAACTTATCTCAGATAACGTATCAATTTATTCCCCAAACACTAAATTAACTTATAAAAAAGGTGATTACGTTATTTTATACGAAGCTAAGATACCACACTACAATGTAAAAACTTATAAAATACTATCTGGTGATAAATCAGATAATATTGATGGTATCTACTTTTTGGGTGAAAAAACTTTATTAAAATTATTTCCTGAGTTGCTTGACCGAGAGGTTACTTTTACCGATATTTTAAACAGAGCTGAGGTATTATTTACTGAAGACAAAGAAAACAAAGTATTACAAAATTTACTATCAGGTAGAACCAAAACCGGAGTTTATGGAAATGAATTTTTTGAGATTAACAACAAAATCGTGGATTTATCTAATCCGTTAATCACTGAACAAGGTAAAGAAATCGTTGAAATTTATTGTAAAGAAACGTTAGACCCCGAAGGTAGGGGGTACAGGAATCTTATTCGTATGATGATGGAAGATGGATTTTTTAAATTTCTACCAAAGCACGATGACGCGTGGGTAAGCTTCGTCAAACCATTTATGAAACTAACAAGAAAAGAAAAAAAACAATTTAAAACAAAAAAGTAAAATTTATGAGAGAACAAGACTCAACAAAACTGGAATTTTTAATGATGGTTAATGATAACATCATAGTACAAAGATTTTTCAATGTTAGAGATTTTAATCCTGACGCGAAGTATTCATTAGACCTTTATGAATATATTTCATATTTTAAAGAGACGTTTACTGAACAACTTAAAATGAAAACGGTTAATTATATGTTAGAAAATTCATATGAGATTGAAACCAATCCTGAAGTACTCAATACATCATTTACCGATGGACCAGAACATTTTCATATTTTTATTAAACAAGGAGACACGACAATTTGTCATAGATTGATTGATGCTAAAATATATCCACCTAAAATAAGATACACCGTAGACATTCGTCCGCACATAAAAAATCTGCTTTCGTCTTTAACTGACATTTTTTCATCTAAAAATTTAACTTATGAATATGATGGAATTTCTTTGAAACCATCCTATTTATAATCTACAAACAAATTTTAAAACATGGCGTCAAACAAAAATTTTGATTATTTAGGGTCCTCATTTCAGATACAATTGTTAAATCAAATCATTGTAGATAAAGATTTTGGTAGGTCCATTATTGACGTTATTGAATCTCAGTATTTCGAAAACAAATACTTTAAAATCATCCTGCAAATGATAAAAGAGTATTATTCCAAATATGAACACGTACCAACATTTGATACTTTAGAACAGATAACTAAATCGGAATTACAACAGGAATTAGCATCTAAAATAGTATTAGACACAATTACTAAAATCAAAGATACAACAAACGAAGGGGCTGAATTTGTTCAAGAAAAAGCTTTGAAATTTTGTAAACAACAAGAATTACAAAAGGCAATTACAAAAGCTCAAAAGGTTATTGACGGAGGTGAATTTGAAAGTTATGATAAACTTGAAGAGTTAGTTAGAGAAGCATTACAAGTTGGGGAAAGAGAAGACGGAATGGCTGATGTTTTTTCCAATTTAGATGATGTTTTAAATGAAGATTATCGACACCCGATACCTATGGGTATCCCAGGTATTGATAGACTTCTTAAAGGGGGTCTTGCAAAGGGAGAAATAGGTGTAATATTAGCACCAACAGGTGTTGGTAAATCAACGTTCCTTACTAAAATCGCAAACCACGCGTTTAATTTAGGGTATAATGTACTTCAAATATTTTTTGAGGATAATCCAAAAATTATTCAGAGGAAACATTTTACACTTTGGACAAAAATACATCCTGACGAACTTTCAGAAAAGAAAGAAGAGGTAATGTCTAAAGTTAAAGAAATTGAAGGTAAAATGGAAAATAGATTAGTTCTAAAAAAATTACCATCAGATACTTTAACTATGCTACAAATTAAAAATCAAATACGTAAGATGATAGCCGATGGGATAAAGATTGATATGGTTTTATTAGATTACATTGATTGTGTAGTTCCTGATAAAAATTTGGGTGATGAATGGAAATCTGAAGGTTCAGTAATGCGAGGTTTTGAAGCAATGTGTCACGAATTAGATTTAGTTGGATGGACTGCAACACAAGGTAATAGAAGTTCAATTTCTTCAGAAGTTGTTACCACTGACCAAATGGGTGGTTCTATTAAGAAAGCTCAAGTTGGTCACGTTATCATATCTGTTGCTAAAACACTACAACAAAAAGAAATGAAATTAGCAACAATAGCCATTACAAAGTCACGAATTGGTGATGATGGAATTGTATTTGAGAATTGTAAATTCGATAATGGAATGTTGGAAATCGATACTGAAAGTTCAGTAACGTTCCTTGGTCTTGAGGAACAGAAAGAAGAACAAAACAGGCAAAGAATCAAAGATTTGCTTGAAAAAAGAAAACAAAGAGAACAACAAAATAATTAATTAATATGGAAAAAATTTTAATAGAAAATCCAAACAGATTTGTGATTTTCCCTATTCAACATAACGATATATGGGATTTTTATAAAATGCACCAAGCGGCATTTTGGACCGCAGAGGAGGTGGATTTATCTGATGACATTCGTGATTGGGAAAATCTTTCAGAAAATGAACAATACTTTATTAAGAATGTACTATCATTCTTTGCGGCTTCCGATGGTATTGTAAATGAAAATTTGGCAGAAAATTTCTACAGAGAAGTTCAGTATCCTGAGGCTAAATTTTTCTATGGTATGCAATTGGCGATGGAAAACATACATAGTTTAATGTATTCGTTATTAATTGATACTTACGTATCAAACGAAGAGGAAAAACAAAAATGTTTTACAGCACTTGACAATTTACCGGCAGTACAAAAGAAAGCTAAATGGGCGTTAGATTGGATTGAAAATGCATCTTTTCAAGAAAGATTAGTGGCATTTGCCGCGGTTGAAGGTATATTCTTCTCAGGTTCATTTTGTTCAATATTTTGGTTGAAGTCAAGAGGTTTAATGCAAGGACTATGTAATGCAAATTCTTTAATTTTTAAAGATGAAAATCTACATTGTGACTTCGCAATACATCTCCTTAATAACCATTGTGAAGAAAAACCAAGTGAAAAAAGAATTAAAGAAATTCTTTTATCTGCACTTGAAATTGAAAAAGAATTCATAACTGAATCACTTCCAGTATCGTTAATTGGTATGAACCAAAATCTTATGAAACAATACTTGGAATTTGTGGTTGATGGACTACTTGTTAAACTTGGATGTAAAAAACAATTTAACGTTGAACAACCATTTAAGTTTATGGAACAAATTGCGGTAGAAACCAAAGGTAACTTCTTTGAGTCTAGAACCGTAGAATATCAGAAAGCTAAGATAAATGAAGCATTAACATTTACTGACGATTTCTAATTATTATTTTACTACTTATGATGTCATTAAAAATTAAAAAAAGAGGTGGGGACGATGCGTCATTTAACCCACAAAAAATTTACAATAGAATCAAGAGAGCCGCTAAAGGTTTGAATGTTAATTCTGATGAGATTTTTATCAAAGTAATTACGTCAGTACCAACTGAAGGTGAAATTACAACTAAAGAACTTGATAAATTAGTTTACGAAATTGCGGCGGCGTATACTGGTAGTCACCACGATTACTCAAGATTAGCTTCTTCAGTTGCAATTTCATCATATCACAAAGAAACTGACCCAAGTTTTTCAAACACAATGCGCAAACTACACGTTGATAGTATTGTTAATGATAAATTAATGGAGATTATCGAAAGTTATGGTCCTAGTGAAATTGATGACGTTATTAATCATGATAATGATTATAACTTCGATTATTTTGCTTGGAGGTCATTACAAGAGATGTATCTTTTAAAATTACCAAATGGTAAAACTATTGAGAGACCACAACATATGTATATGCGTGTTGCTCTTTGGGTGACTAACACTTTCGAAGAAGCGGTAGAGTATTATCAATCTCTATCAAATCAAAAAATATCTCCAGCAACACCAATTATGATTAATGCGGGAACCAAAGTTCCTCAATTAGCATCTTGCGTACTCCATTATAATGATGCTGACTCACGAGAAGGTCTTTTGAACACAATGAGAGATATCTCAACATACTCATCAGACGCTGCGGGTATAGGACTTTGTATGTCTAATATTCGTAGTAAAGAAAGTCGTATATCATCATCAGGTGGACATGCCGGTGGACTTCTAAAATATTTGAAGATTGTTAACGAGTCATTACGATTTTTCAACCAACAAGGTCGTCGTCCTGGTTCCGCAGCTATTTATTTGGAACCTTGGCATAAAGATATTTTTGATTTATTAGAAATTAAAAAGAATACAGGTGCCGAGGAATTAAGGGCTCGTGATTTATTCACAGCGTTATGGCTCCCTGATAATTTTATGAGAGCGGTTAGAAATAATGATGATTGGTATCTATTCTGCCCTAATGATATTATTAAATCAGGAATTAAACCACTACAAGAGTCTTATGGTGATGAGTATGAAACTAATTACAAAAGAGCGATAGAATTAGGACTCGGAAAAAAAGTTAAAGCTCAAGAAATTTGGAATAAAATTATTGAAGCTCAAATTGAGACAGGGGTTCCATATTTAGCATCTAAAGATAATGCAAATAAAAAAACTAATCACCAAAATATTGGGGTGATTAAACAATCAAATCTCTGTATTGAAATTTTCCAATACACCGACGAAGATATTACGGCTATTTGTACTTTATCATCAATGGTGTTAAAGAACTTTGTTAAGGATGGAGAATTCGATTTCAAAGGATTGTACGAAGAAACTAGAAAAGTTGTTAGAGCTTTAAATAAAGTTATTGATGTTAATAATTATTCAACCGATAAAGGTAATAAAGGTGGTCGACAACAAAGAGCAATTGCTATTGGAACTCAAGGGCTTGCGGACGTATTCTATTTAATGGATTATATCTTTACATCAGAAGAAGCTCGTAAACTAAATAAAGAAATTTTTGAAACAATTTATTTTGCAGCTATCACTGAAAGTAATAGATTATGTTTGGATGGTACCTATAAACCATATGATTTTTTTGAAGGTTCACCAATGTCTAAAGGAGAATTTCAGTTTGATATGTGGGGATTGAAAGAAGAAGAGTTATCAGGAAGATGGCCTTGGGGAATTCTTAAACAGAATGTTAGTAAGTATGGTGTTTGTA